ACAATCTGGTCCACATTCACACTCATCACCACATTTAGGGCATGGGTTAACTGATTCCATACGTTTTCTCCTTTGAACTCTATAGTTTATTAATTCGTCCTCACCAGGGCGATACTCTACGTTGTACATATGTCTAAATGAAAGTGGTCCTGATACAGGATTCTGATGCGGTAATATGTCTGCCATTATTTTCTCCCTGGTTTGTCCCATCCTTTTAATATACTTGGTGAAAAGTTGGCGAAGGAAAACTCCATTCGGTCAACAATTTTCACAGCATCACCACCAAGTTTATCTACTGCAACATAACCTTCTTGGCCAGTTACACGATAACCTTTACTAGTTTTCAAAAACGTTTTCGTTTTATTTAACTTATCAAGTATATTTATAAGTTTTAGTTTCGCAAGTACAATCATTTTCTGTAAATCAAATAGTTTCTGTAAACTCTGTCTGTTGTTCGCAGAGAAAAAGTCTAATAACTTCTGCATTTCTGCAACTTGTCTACTTTTACCCTTTTCAGTCTTTCGTGCATCTATTTCTTTTTGATACTTTTGTTTGATATAATTTATAAGATTATTAACATGTTTTTTTGTATTAGTTATTACTTGACCTTGTCGTACATATGTGTTATTAAATGTTTCTATTGTTTGTGCAAGTTGTTGATTGGCCTCTAGTTGTCTTAATGTTGTACCTGATACTTGACTGAATAACTTACCTGCTTGTGATAGATACGAAGTTACTAGTTCTGTATCTTTTGCACTCATAGTAAAACTAGTCATATCTTTTAGATTCGCATCAGTTGACCATACACCAGATGATTTCTTTAGTTTAGAGGCGTCATAATTATAATTTGCCTTCATTGTTTCAAATGTATCACCTGTGTATTCAGTATGCCATACTATACCAATTTTTGATTTTGTCAAGACTTTTGCGAGTTCTGAATCAGATGGAATCGCATAGACAATAGTGTTTGGGTGAAATGTTATATACTCTGTACCTTCAATATTTGACTTCTCTAAGTCGCCTGGACCATAAAGAAAGTCCCCTTGTATCACGCCTTTGATACCAAGTTTAGGTAATTCTTGTAATGCAATCTTAAGTTTAGACGCCAAATCACCAGATGTGTCTGCATCTACTTCTTGTGATGTTTTATATACTTTTGGATTCTTGTTGAAGATACCTTTCTTCGCAACAAAGAACTTACCATCTGTTGGGTCAATACCTGCGAATATGGCAGGCGCACCGTCCCATTTGACTGATACTGTACCTTCTTTTACACCTGCAAGTGTATCTCTTAACGAACGTAATGCAAGTATCGCCTCTCGTGTACCATCAACACCACCATAGAGAACTTTATCCTCTATGTGTGTCATGTGTGTATTCTTTTGTTCTGTTATGTACTCTAAAAAACTCATGTTTTATTTATCCGTAGATTTTAGTCCGTTATATTTTACAGCAAGTCCAGTTGGAAATTGTCCTAATTTTCTTTGCCCTGCAGTACCTGGTTTATTTGAACGAATAGTCATTAGCATATTAATTAATTGGTCTCTTGATTTTAATTCTAGATTCCAATTTTGTTTTGATGTTTTACTTGAAGATGCTTTAATAAATGAAACTTGTGGTAAGAAAACACCTAGTTCATCTCTATCAGTTACTTCTTCGTATGATTTATCAACTGCTTTAATAACTATTGTAGGAACTTCTGGTGCATCTCTTAATATTTCTGATTTGATATACTTTAAACTTTCATTTTTATCTTTATTAAAAAGATTAATAATACCCGTTCTCATAATCTCTAACATTTTATCATAATCTGCTTCATATCCCCGATTATTTTTTCTATTGTATGCAACTAATGCCTTTGCTGTTTCTGCCCTATCTTTATGTCTACCATTTTTACCACCATCAAAATTATCAATTGCAGGCATACCTTCAATATTTGAATATACTTGGTCGTATGCAGTTTTTCTTAATGCTTGTAAATCTTTATCTGCTTTAAAGAAAGTGAAAACTGGTTTAATATATGTATTTAATTGTGGTTCTTTTGTTTTCTTTCCACCCGCTTTTAAACTCACTCCTAAAAATTCCATACCCTTTTTTTGTCCACTGAATTTAATAAAGATATCACCTGGGTGATTTGGTGGAACTCCTTGTGGTTTAGAACTTGACCTATATCCCCAATAAACACTATCAATTTTTCTTGAACCATTTTCATCATACAGGTATTCAGTTATTGCAATTGCATTATTCATTTTTTCTTTATACTTTGACGAAAATTCTGCTTTGTTGATTGTTTCTTGTGCGGCCTCTTTATCTTTGGAATGAACACAGGTCATTGACTTGACATCTACTGACATTAAAAATTCCATAAAATCTTCAACAGATTTAGGTTTATATTTCTTTTCAAATGCAATACAAGGGAATAATTCTGTGATACTTGAATTGAGAGTGGTTTCTTGCATACCACCAGAAAGTGGTTTGACTAATATTCTGAATGATTTATTATTATATTTTCCATCTACAGGGTCAACTGAAGAACCGCCTGAACCTATACTAGCATCTATTCCTAGACTTTTTAGTTTTTGTAAAATCTTATCTCTGTCATCTTCTCTATTACTAGAACGAGCAATGTAGACATCTCTGACAGATGAAGATTGTTTACTAGACTTTTCATAATCTAATCCTACAAAAACACTTTTAGGAAGTGTTTCTTCTGCTTCAACTAATCTTAAAAATTTACCAAACGACTGATTGGTCGCATGTTGTCTAAACTTTTCCATAGTAGTATATTATTCCATTTAGTATAAATTGTCAATATTAATTATCAACTAATATTAATTCAAATCCTGCACTTATGGCACTTGTAGCACTTGATGATGCTCTTATTTCTATATCAGTTTTCTCTGCTATCTGTAAAGGTATATTAAAGTTTTTCTGTAAAAAAGTACCTCTAAATGTTAAAAACTGTTTCGTATTGAATGCCGAAGTTGGACTTCTTGTAACAACAATCAATTGATTCTCTAAATCTTTGGCACTACCAGCATCTAATTGAGTCATATAAGCAGTCTTATTTGCAGGTACTGTATATAAAGTCATAAGTGTTTGACCATAACCAGCATTAATAATTGCCGCAGATTGTGAATCAACTGTTACTGTAATATTACCAACATTAGATGTTCCTGTATTCGCAGTAACTAATACTGCTCTGAATACTCTATAAAATGATACTGAACCAGCACTACCACCTATTGTCAATGTTTCATTGACTTCTTCATAGGCCGCATTTAATCCAAAAACTTGAACTGTACCACCATCATCTGATGCCGAGTTCGAACTCGTTACAGTTGCCGTTCCTGCTGTAGAGATATATGTGTAGAGATTGTTACCGTCCCAAATGGTTTCAAATGAACCACCAACGGCAGAGTTATAACCGAATTTATTGATAGTAGAGGTGCCAATGACGGCACCCCTCGCTATATCAATTTCTTCTGCTATTTGTGTGTTCGCAAGATATCTACTTTTGTATGCCATACATCTATTTATATAAAATAGATACTAGAACTTTCCTAAAAATTTAGCAATGTGATGTACGAATGGAAGTAATGTGATTGCCATCGCCAAGTTAGCACCAGTATGCATCAAAGCGATTCGTAATGTATCACCTTTGGGCATACCATCAGATACTAATAGACCTGCTAACCATATCGTTCCAGTTGTTCCGATATTCGCACCAAGTACACAAGCAATCGCCGCTGGTAATGGTAGAGCACCAGAGGCCACAAGTGCGATAATGGCAGTAGTTGACAATGATGATGATTGCCATAACAAAGTCATAACGATACCACCAAAGAACATATAGATTGGGTTTCCGAGAAAGAATTGAAGATGTTCGATATTACCCATTGATTTCATTCCACCAGAGAACATTTTTAGTCCTATGTAGAATACTACTAAACCAACGAGAACTGTTAAGATTGGATTTCCTAGGTCTAATTTCATAGTAGACTCCTTTATAAATTTTTATTTAATCATAACAGTATTTTGACTATTACAAAAATGTTACAAAATTATTTTCTCTTGGGTCTTGTTTGTATCTCACGAAGTGCCTTAAGTCTTTGTTGTTCTTTGAACTTTGGGTCAAACTCTTGATAATACTTATCTTTGATTCCGTATTGTCTTGCCCATGCCGCCAACATGGAAGAGTCGTGTCGTTTAGTATTTTTTGGCATAGTGCCTCCTCACTTGTTCATAATATAGTTTATTATATAGTATATTTCGTTAAATGTCAAGTACTCAATCCGAACGAAAATATGTCTAAATTATTTGCTTGTAGTGATAGACAGGCACTTCCGTCTGGATATACTTCAAAGATAGAAAATGTTTTCTGTTCTAGATTTACATATAACATAACTTCTACTACATAAACTTCTGTACCGTCTGTTACCCATGCTTGTGCTTTTGCTAGAGGTTCTTCACCTGTAGTCTTTACATATTCTTTTATTATTTCTTGGTTAAAGGTACATTCTATTGGTTTTGCCGCCATAAAAGATTCAGATTGTTCCTGTAATTCTTTTCTGACTTCTGGTGGCATAGGTTCTACTTCGAACCCTATTGCGTTTCTTACTGCGAACGAAAAACTAATAACAAACATTAGCAATACGAAAGCAACAAAAGTAAATATAATTTTCATTTATTTTCCTAAAGGTTTGAGGTGGCGGTTAAACCACCTCTATCACATTAAAAACTCCATTTAAGTCCAATGGTAGTTTCAGTTAAAGCGAAATCTTCATCAATATCATTATTAGCATAAACTGTAACCCAACCTATGTCTTGAGAAAGATTCAAGTCATAACCTGCGTTATCAAATTGGATGCCTTCAACTGCTAAGTTATCTGTGAAAGTTGCTCCTAGTTCTACAGGACCAAGTTCAATAGAACCGTATACAGATTGTGTATCACCTTCCATTGCTCTTTCATAACCGATTGTACTTCCTACGTCCCAACCTAACATATCTAGTGGAGATGCTTCTGCATCTTTAGTATGCATACATGCTGTTAGACCTACAACCGCTACTAGCAGTCCGCCTATTGTTAGTAGTTTCTTCATTAACTTTTCCTTGTGTTGTTGAAAAAAATGCAGGGTAACCGTTGCCCTGCCCGAGTTTATTAAGTAACCACCCTGTTAAGTTATTTATAATATATTAACATTTAATAGATGAAATCTGGGAAATCATCATCTTTTTTTCCAAACAACTTTTCTTTTAATAAATTATAATACATTATAATATAGTATTTGTAAAGACTTATTTTCATATTAATTTAAAATTTTCTAATCCTGTTTTAACTGCTTCAAAAAGTATTTGATGTCCTGCTTGATTTGGATGCCAATCCCAAGTTTTTATCAAACTTCCATTATATACGACTTGTCTATTACCTATACAATATTTTCTTCTATCTTGGTAAAGATATTTTTCAGTAAAATTATGACCGTTTAATTCTTTTAGAAAAGGCCAACCGATTGTGTATTCTTTATCTATTATTTTAAAATATGGATTTTTAAAAACTTCGCTTATAAATCTTGCTTTATTTAAATCTCGACTATGAGGGTCTTTTACGACAGGTTCTAACATATTAAATATTA